CCATACCCTTGAGCCAACTGCCATTTTGATTTTATTTAATGTTTCTATACCAAAGCGTTCAGGCTGTAAGGGCTCTTTCTCTTTTCTGTATTGCTCGTTTGTTTCTGCGACAGCAGGGAATGAAATTATTTTCCAATTATCCCCTTCGCCTTTTCTTTGCTGTTCAACTAATCTTCCTGCAAGGTCATCTTCGTGCCAACGAGTTAAAATAATTAGTATTCCCCCACCACTAGAACATCTTGTATAAAGGGTTGAGGTGTACCAATCCCATACTTTATTCCTGTAAACAATCGAGTCTGCTTGTTCCGCGTCTTTAATGGGGTCATCAATAATAAGCACATCACCACCCATACCTGTAATGCCACCGCCAACCCCTGCGGAACGATAAACGCCTTGGTGATTAACAATCTCAAATAAGTCTGAGTTGCGGAGATATTTACTTTGTGCGACTGTCCTAACATTTGCACCACTTAGTCCGATATTTGGGAACACTTCCTTGTAAAGAGGGTCATCAATAATCCTTTGTACATCACGATTGTTTCTGCTCGACAGGTCGGAAGCATAAGAGGTTGCAATAAAAGAAATGTTAGGGTGTTTGCCTAACGCATAGGCAGGAAACCTGCGACTTACAATCTCTGACTTGCCGTGACGGGGTGGGGCAAACAACATAAGGCGAGGTGACTTTTTATCTATAACATCTTGCAAGAAGGTATCAATCTCTTGGCAGATTAATTCCGTAAACCAAGTGGCAATGTAAGACGGATAAGTGTATCTAATAAAATGCTTAAGCGTCCTTTTACTGAGTTCAAGTTCGAGACTCTTTTTACTCATTTGCCCTTTTCTTTTTCTTCGTTCGTTTAGCGACTAGTTTAATTCCCTTAGTCGGGCTAGGCAAGGACAACAAACCATCATCAGCAGATGATTTCCATTTGCAAGCCTCAAGAAGCCATTTGGCTCTTTGTATGTTTGATATTCCGTGACAGATTGTCGAGACTGTATCGTTTGATGAGATATGTATAGCGTAAGTAGCATTACCATCGTCATCAAACAGGGTTTCAATTAAAAATTCTTTACTCACTATGACCCCCTTATAACTATTTTACCCTTCTACTTTCTATGAGGTCGGCTCGGCTTCTTCACTATCATATTTAGCACTTAAATGCTCTAAGGCAATAAGGTCTTCCGTAGTCCAATTAGCGTATTCATTGGCTTCCGTCACGCTTATCAAACCCGTAGCCTGTATTCGGGTTGGCGCTTCAAGTCCTTGTAACTTATGTTTTCGTTCCATTATCCGCAAGATGGTATCAGCCACTCTTGGGTTCTTTTTTTCTTTCCATAGGCTTAATAGCATAGAGTCGAGGCGGTCTAACTCCAAAGCCATAACAAGATTCGCGTCTACCCTAATTTGCTCTCTAATGACCTCTAAGCCCTCTTGAACCAATTGGTGCGCCCTAGACCTAGATAGTCCTAAACTCTTGCCTATTTGGTCATAGGTTGCCCCTGCTTTGCGTAATTCAACGGCTTGGGCAATATGTTCCTGAACTTCAATAGTTTTGCCTGTCGCTAGTTGAGTCATTTCCACTTTCCTATGGTTCTACCTATGATAACGCTAACTTTAGAAACTCGTTTCTTACTTGTCTGTCTGACCTAAATTCTCCATTCATTGAACTTGAGGTCATAATGGCAGGAGTCTTAACCCCTCTCATTGTCATACAAAGATGTTCACCTGAGCATAATACGCCTACATCATTCGAGTCAGTCTTATCCATAATCTCTCTAGCAATGTCCTGCACAAGGCGTTCTTGAATCTGTAGCCTGTTGGCGTATTTATGGGCAATCCGAGCAAACTTGCTTAACCCTAGCACTTTATTGGTCGGCAAATACCCAATAGTCACATTTGCCCAAAAGGGTAACAGGTGGTGTTCGCACATAGACCAAACTTTCATATTTTTTATAATGACCATTTGATCATAATTTTCCATACTAAAGGCTGTGTCTATCGTGCCGTGGTCATTGTCAATAAACTCTCCCCACCACTTTGCCCAACGCTTTGGGGTATCGGCAATCCTTGGGCTATCGGGATTTTCACCTATGGCAATAAGCAATGATCGGCAAATTGCCTCAAGTTCTGTTTTATTGACAGCCATACATCTCCTTTTATTTTTCTTCAATCCATTTATGGGTTTGTAGGCTAAGTTTGTAGCCATAATTTTTACAGGCTTCAACGCATATCTTGGTAGCCTTTAGACTAGCGGACATAGGTTGTAAATATACTTTATAGTCATCAAACTTGAAAGTCAAAGTGCTTAAGAATATATTAATTTCTTCTATATCCTGCTGTGTCCCGACAACAAACTTTAAGTCATTGGCAAAACCACATACCTCTTTATCAATAGGCACATTCATTTTCATTTTAGGGCTAACGCAGATATGGTCAGGTGTAATTAAATGCCCTTCAATGGTAGGTAAATGACCCCGACTCGTTCCGCTTGTTTCAATGGCTATCTTGAAACCACGCAAACTAAGTGCTTGTAGTAGTTCTAAGCAGTCTTGCTCGGCAGGTTCGCCACCTGTAAGCAGAATCCATTCATACCCTGCTTTTGATTGTGAGTTAAGCATTTGGCAATAGTCAGCAATTTCAGTAGCAGTCATTTTGCACCACTTATCTCGATTAGCAAAAGCCTCGCTAGGCTCTACCACACAGTTTGATTCTTCTAGTTCCCAAGTTTCTTTGGTATCACAAAACTTACAACCAACCTTACAGCCTTGTGTCCGAACTAAAATCATAGGCGTTCCTGCTAGCGAGCCTTCGCCTTGTATGCAGGAGTAAATGTCATTAATTTTATATTGCATATAATCTACCTCAATTTAGTTCAACATAAGCACTTGCGTTATTACTATGCTCAAAACATTCTACGGATAATAGTTTAACTTCAGGGTCTGTAATGCTCAAATATTCTTTGATATGATGGGCAACGAACTCTGCAAACTTTTCGCACCCAACATCGTCTAGCACAATTAAGTCTACTGCTTGTAGCCTAGACAGTTTTTGAAAATGATCTAGCAAGGGGTCATCTTGAGCCACGACTGTCTTATGGTCAAAGTTGGCTTTTAGAAAAGCCTTAAGCCAACCAAAGTTCCCAAAGTCATACACCCAATTTTGTTCGTTAAGGCTATTGGCTTCAAGAGTGACTATAAAACCTAAAGCGTATCCGTGCAACTTGTTGCAATGCGATTTGGCTCTCCATTGTCTAAAAGCACAACTTAGCCCCATCTCTGTGCCAAAAGTTTTCCTTGTCCTAAAAACAGTTTGCCCCATTTCTTAACTCCTTTTATAAAAAAGACCACCAAACATACAAAAATCGCCTGTAGTATCTACATACTCAAATTGCGTTCTTTTGTTATGAGTATCTAAATGAACTACCGCAAACCCGTTAGCCCATTTTTCACCCGCACAGTAACTGGCTTCTCGCTTATGTCCTGAGCCTAATTGGTGCCATTCATAAGCCCCGAACATAGGGCTGTACGCTGTCCGCACTAAATGTTTATGATGGTGTCCATTCACTCCAGGGTAGCCCATAGAAAATCCTTCAGGGAAGTGATGAAACAATACTTGGTCGTTAGCAATAAAATAATTTTTCTTTAGTTCTGAGGTTATATCTTTAGCACTGAAGGCAGTCAGGTCCATTCTTGCTATGTAATTTACTTCATACTTATCAAGCCCAAGCAATTTAGGAATAGTCCACCCGTGCAGGTCTGCTAAAACTGTTACAAGGGCGGGTGTTGCTTCTGTTAAATGCCTTAGTAAACGAAATTCGTGATTGCCTTCTACTAAGATAATTTCAGTATCAGGGCAACTATTCCTTATGTCTTTTAGTAAGGTATGCACCCATTTGATTCTTTCAATGGGCTTATATTCTCGTGGGTCTTGCGTAAAATTACTAAACTCTGTCAGATCAAATATGTCGCCATTTAACACTACTTTTTCAGGCTGAACTCTTTTAACGGCCGATATGAAGACTTCATAGTAAAAAGGGTCACATTCAATGTCGTGCATATCGCTACCTACGACTATGCTTTGCCATCTTTTTGTATTAGGTTTTTTATATTTGCCTTCGTATGAACTCTTTTCATTATTAGAAAGTCTAAGTTTATCTTTAGAGGCGTGACGAGCAATACTTTTTTCTAAATGAGAGGCGTGTCTCGACAAAGTGATGTTGGCGCACTTCTTGAATTCAGCAAAAGTGCCAAAGTGCCTATTCCAACTCGACTCAGATATTTCAGAATTGACCCTGAAGAAATTTCTTGTTATAACTTTGTCAGGGTATTGCTCGGCTATTTTCCTAAGTTCCAAAATACATTGTTCGGGACTTAAGGACTTAAACTTGTCGGAGTTTTCCGACATAGGGACATTTTTAGGTTGTTGGGGAATTGGCATTAAGTTTTCCAAGGCTAAGGCAATAGTAATATACTAACTGTAAAGAGGTTTAATGAACAAAATTAAAAATAGGATTGTTGGTCAAGGTCAAGAGTCACCTGAGCAACTTTTAGCAAACCCTAAGAATTGGCGAATACACCCTAACCATCAGCGAACAGCCTTGCTAAAGGTTCTTGATACTGTAGGTTGGGTAAGTCCTGTTATTGTTAATCAGACAACAGGGCATTTAATTGATGGGCATTTGCGTGTAACTGTTGCAATGGAGAGAGATGAACAGACTATTCCTGTGCTTTATGTTGCCTTATCAGAACAAGAGGAAGATATTGTTTTGGCTACCTTTGATCCAACTAGGTCACTCGCTATTTCAGACCACAGCCTTTTTACAAAATTATTTTAATTGATTAGCAGATAAAAAAAAGGGGCTTTTAGCCCCCTTTTTTGTTTCTTGAGATTTAGGTTTTACCAATCCAATCGGAATGAACCTGAATCTTCGTTCCAATATCTTCGTTCCATATTCTCAACAGCATCAATAACCTGCATTAAGGCTAAATAATCTTTGTCATTGCTAGCCCAACAGGTTTTAAGAGTTTTAATTAAGGAAGCAATCGCTACCTCAACATTGAAAATAACATCTCTCGTGTCTGATAATTTAGTCGGTATGTGATTCTCACCTGCATCTTTCGCAACATTCCAAACAAAGCCACAATAATGTTCGGTAAAGTTAAAGTAAGTATGAACCGCAGGGATAACGCTATTTCGACCTGTTAAGGATTGATAGAACACAGGAATAATCAATCTTTCAGTTTCTTGATTTTTTCCATTGAGATGAGATTTAAGTTCACGGGACATTTGGTTAAGTCCATCGATCACGCGAAGGTATTCCCAAAGATGAACTAGATGTTCAGCACCTGCAGAGGTGCTTCCTGTTGCAAGATAAACAAACGGACCGCCCTTTGAGGCGGGTTTCACCAAGTGGTGAAGGTGTTTGATAACTATCGTTGGTTGTGGCATTTGGTGCTCCTGTGTGGGGGAAGTGTCCTGAACGGACTCCACAAACTAATTATATGAACAAGACATTGAAGAAAACCACTTATCTTTGTTCTTTATAACCCTTAGAATCCTTTGTAAAACGCTGTTTAACAAGTAGAACGCTAAAAACCCTATGAATATATAGGAAACACCCTAAAACCGCGTAAAACGCAAGTTTGATAGGTTAAACAGCGTTTCGCAGTATCAATGGATCTGCTATACCTGCTTCATTGAATCCATAAGCCCTAAGCACACACGAGTGACATTCGCCACAGGGCGGGTAAACACCTGCGTAGCAAGTATGCGAATAAGCCATTGCAGACATACAACCTTCTAAATTATTAGCCAAGAGAACTATTTGTGCTTTGCTTAAGTCCATTAAGGGCGTATGAATAATAAAATTTGTAATGCCTAGGGCTTCATTAATTGTTTTTTCTTGTTGGGTAATGAATGATTGTCGGCAATCGGGATAATTTGCATTATCACCTTGGCAAACTCCCGTTACAAGATTGAAGCAATCTTTTTCTAAAGCATAATTTGAAGCAAGAGTTAAAAAGAAAGCATTACGCATTGGGACAAAAGTTTTTTCTATGCGGTTGCCAATAATGTTATCCATTTCATCATAGTTATTATAAGTTTCCAATTCGATATTAGGGTCCGTCAATGGGCTTCTGCTTTTAAGTATATTGGGTACATCTATAATCTGAAAAGAGTCTACATTAGCCATTGCAGATACTTTCTCTGCTGAGGCTAGTTCTATATTATGCTTCTGTCCATAATTAAAAGTAATAGCATATACTTTATCGAATTTTGTCTTAGCCCAAAATAAACAAGTGGTGGAGTCTTGCCCACCCGAAAGAACCACCATTGCTGTACTCATACTTTTCCCTTAATAGTCGTATTGGTTATTTCCCATAGATTCAGTTCTCTTTTACGACCCTGCTCGACCCCTAACTTGTCTGCAATACGAGAATAGAATCCATTACTTTTATTATCAATAGGGCATTTCAATTGAATTTTGTCGCATTTAGCAAGTACGGCTTCAATCATTTTTAACCCACCGCCTTTACCCCTTATTGCAGGGTGCGTTCCAACTTCATAAATGACACCAACATTGTCTCTCTTGCGAACATTATAATTACAAAAACCCATAACTAAATTACCCGACATAAGTAATAATAAATTGCCTTTGGAGGCTTGTGTCCGTAAAACTATAGGCATAACATAACCAATTTCCTTAGTCATCAATTTAGTTATTTGAATGATTTGGTTTAATTGGCTTTCAAAAGCCAAAGAATTAGGATTGGCTACAACAACGTTCATTTTTTAAGGAAGGTAGTTGGGTTGATAGATATTCCGCCCCTTGGAAAGAAATCTCCTCGGACTTTTATCCACTTCGGTTGCATAAGATCAAATAAGTCTTTTGCAATAGTATTTATACAGTCCTCGTGAAATGATCCGTGCTGACGAAATCCAAACATATACAGTTTCAAAGACTTCGATTCAACTAAATACTCATCAGGTGCATAAGTTATTTTTATTTGTGCAAAATCGGGTTGCCCTGTTTTGGGGCATATATGAGTGAACTCAGGTATCTCTAATTCAACTTCGTACTCTTGTGTTGGAAACTGATTAGTGAACTTTTCTAAAATGCTTGGATTGTATGCACTTTCGTATTGAGTTGTGTTTGCACCTAGCAGGGTTAAAGTTTTGATATCACTCATTGGATCACCTTTCGTTCTTTTAAGAATTGCAAAGAAGTATAGACTGATTGTAATTGATGTACATTGCCAAAGGCTAAATATATTTTAGTACCTAAATTTTCTTCAACATCAAATGACCTTTTAAGGTGACCTACTAGGCTTACAAACCCAGCAAGTCCTTTAGGGTCATTATTTGGCTTTGCAATGCCCCCTTTCCAAGCAGTTTCCTGCTTTAAGGTAAGTATTTCCTTGAGGGTAAATCCTGTTTTCAATAATGAATCAATAAGTATTTTAGGAGGCTTGTCGGTAAATTTTCGTCTATGTAAACTTTTGATATGCCCATTTCCTACATTGTAATATAACTGTCCGTATCGTGAGGTCGCTGTGGCTGATGACGAATCAACAGAATAGGGCTTAAAGTGCTTCATAAAAGGGACATTAACAAAGCCTAGCCAATGGGCTTTTCTTCCTTTATTGACATCACAAAACCACTTCACATAGTTTCTGTTTTCTCCACCAATAGCAATACCACCAAACATAATGTAATCAGTATGAGAATAAAACTCCTCTAACCTTTCAACTGTATCGCCACGAGTAAACACGGGCATTACATCTGTATATCCATCATCTAGCATTTTTATATAGTTTGTATATGTTTGCTTAGGGTTGCCGTAAACATCTAACTGCACCATTTTGGCTTCCCAATAACTAGGAATAGTTTTTAAGAACTTACAATAGTCCTGCATATTAATGCTTCTACCTGTGTTCCAAGCAGTAAACGCCCCTGAATCAATAATCAATCGAAAAGTAGACGGGTCTTGCTCCATTAGGAACTTGTAAACCGCCTTAGAAAAATAAGGGAACGCTACTAAGATATTTAGTTTATTTGATTTCGACATTATGCAGACCAAGACTATCAATTAAATTGCTAATCTTTTCTCGCAACATTTGTTCCTCGCTATCCTCACAGACAATAATAATTTTTTGTTTTGCAGTTGTGTCTTTCGGCTCTATATCGTCCATTCGATTGATGTCAGATTCCCAACCATTAAACAACAAATTCAGTTCATCAGCACTAAACGCTGTAGTAGTCTTTTGAATATCGTCTAAAGATTGCAACTCGATTTTCAATAGTTCTTCGTCCCAATCTGCGTTCATCGCTATTTTATTATCTGCAATAACATAAACTCTTTTTTGAGCCTCAGTTAAGTGTCCAAGTTCAATCGTCGGAACTTGTGTTTCGCCTAGTAGTCTTCCCGCCATAACCCTTCCGTGTCCTGCAATTATGCCATTGTCTCCATCAAGTAAAATTGGATTCGTCCAACCAAACTCTTTAATAGACGAGGCTATTTGTGCAATCTGAGAATCAGAGTGCGTTCTACTGTTTCTTGCATAAGGTATTAATAACTCGATGGGCTTGTATACAATCTTCAATTTACTCATAATTCTCCTTGGTAGTTAGAATGTAACTTATTAAGTTTGAGTTGCACAGAACTCGCAGAGGGTTATTTTATTAGATACCTTAGTAACTCGTGGCAAATAGAAAATGCGTTCGTCGTGTTTACTGTTTGGGTGTGTTAGATATACTTCGCTTGTTTTATTCTTATTGCGTATATAACAACAATTATGCACCGCTTTACATCTACGACATTCTTTTTTATTCTTTTCCATATCAGCGTTTTCTATATCCTCAACAATTTCTTCACAAACTCCACAATAGGCAGAAATAGGCGTAGCCATTCTTTTCCTACATCTTACACACTTGGTACGCTTTGTCATAGGACTTAAAATAACATAAATCAAGCCCACCATTGTCAAAGTCTAAATTGACTAAAGAATGGGCTTAATTTATTGAGCGACCTTAACCTTGCCTAAAAAGGAATATCATCTTCTGAGGCAGGTGGGAATTGTCGTTCTGTAGATGTATATTTCGGGTCATCAATTTCTCCTACTGTGTGACCTTTTCTTGGGACTGTAGGAATTACCACATTAGGCTTCCCATAAACAAAATCGGGCACTTGTAGTAGGTCGCTTAAGGGTTTGAGCCAAGACCTTACCCCTTTCATTAACTCCTTGTATACATTTTTATCTAAAGTATCCATTGTGCTGACTTTCATTTCAGCGTTAGCAAGGGTTTCGGGATTTTCAAACTTGTAATATATTTTGACCTGAGCAGAAGTGTCCCCTATTTGGATATTATTATTGACATAGAGCCTAGAGAGTGGTTCTTCGGGTCTGCCCCACCACTTTACGACTATTCCAAGTTTTCCTGCCTCGGCAACTATTTGTAATTGTTTCTCGTTTAGCATTTCGCTATTTTGTGGCATTTTCTATCTCCTTTTTATAAGTAGAAACTTTATCCAATCGATAATGTTTTATCGTTTCAATTAAGGCCGATACTCCATATTCTTTTTTTAGTCTTTCAAATAGTTCAGTTCTTTGTTCAGGCGTTTCTAATGGTGGCCATTGTCCTGCAAACCTTATATAAAAAGTGCAGTTTGCATTGTCGTATTTTTCGCAGATAGAACACGAAGGCGAACCACAGACCGAACAGCACCCATCGTCATTTATATATTTATTTATCAACTTACTCATTGGCTCTCCTTAATCCTCAAGTGAAAGAAAGACTTTGCGACTTGCATTGATTTGATCTTCGTAAATGTCTAGTTTACGATTGACCTCTAACAATATCTCCTCTCGGTCAATAACAACTAGGTTATTATCCCCTTCGGTGCTATAAATATCGACCTTAAACCAATTAACATTTTCTACCCCATCATCACTTGCTAAAGATTTGAACTCTGCCGTTATGCAATCTTTATTAAGCGACAGGAGATTTAACACCGCTTCTACTTCACTTTTGCCTTTAGCGGTGCTAGATATATTTCTTTGCCCGTCGGCTGTCTTTATACAAAAGACCGCTTCATAATTGTCCCAACCTACAAAGTCAATATGTAGTTGGATATCTTCAGGCAATTTCTTTTCGCCTATTTTTAAGTTGCTAAAAGTCTTTATGTATCCCATTATTTGCTCCTTATATTACTAACTACTTGTAGAATGACACTATCTATAACTAACTCTCGCATTGTTCGATACTCTTTAGTGTCAAAACAATCAGTAATCGGAAAAGTAAATGACCTACTAACAGCCTCTTGCATATCAAAATGGTGAAAATCTTTATCATCTTCTAGGCCAAGCCATTTACTAATGTCATTAATTTTACAATCTAAAACACATTTGACAGGCAGGACTCCTTTGGTCGCTTTCGTAGGTGTATAAGTAACTCTTAGGTGATTCCTGCTTGGTCGGAAAGTGATTACATTAGTTGTTTTATCAGGAAAATCTACTGAGGTATTGTCTTGTAATACATATCTCAGACCAATAAAATTCTTAACATAATAAAAATCCATACTAAATAGAGAAACATTTTTTCCTGTTTCTTCTAATGCCTCTCGTAAGTTTGTTTTTATTAAAACCAATAAACGATTCATTGCAAATAAGGCAGGTAGGCTTTTAGTTTTATTAAGCCACATAGCCTCTAAAACAGATTGATTACTTAAGTATGCTTCTTTAGTTCGAGGCGGTTTTACCTTTGCCGTAATGGGTTCAGTTGCGAGTAAGTTTTTCATTTAATGCTCCTTAAAAAATAATGCACTACCAATTCGATAAAGCCACGATGACTATAACGACGGGGTGCTGTTTGCTCCTAACTTAATTATGAGTAATACCGAAAAGGAAATCTATAACTACTTTAAGTAAATATGCAAACGACTTGTAAAAAGTCACAAAGAAACTTGACAAAGTATCATAATCTTGTAAAGGTTGTGTCGTATCTACTAAAAGCACTATATATAAAAACCAAGCACCTAAAATTGACAAATGAATCGCTAAGATTGTCAAAGCAAGGTTTGAGAGGATAGATTTTAATTTATTCATAGTTTCTCCACACAACTACCGACCATATGTTGGGCAATCTCGTAAAAATTAACTTCTTCTAAAAATGCTATTGCCCAACCTCTAGTAATATCAATATCACAAGTTTCTTCTATAAAACATAGAGCCGATTCTTTTAATTGCTGTGCAAGTTCGAGAACATTAGTATTGGGAGTAATATCCGAGGTGTCGTAGGTGTCAAACATTTCAAGATTGACTCGCCAAGTGGCGTAATTTGTCCAACCATTATGGGTTGTGTTACCTGTTGTCATTTTATTGCTCCTTAAAAAAATGGGGCAACTTGGAAGGGTGTTGCCCCTGAACCCTTTAAGCATTGACTAACTCTTTTTCGGCTTCAACCAACTCGGCTTCTGCCGTCTTGTCTTCCAATAAATAATCGACAGCCTTCTGAGCCATTTGACTTGCTCGTTCGATCATATAGGGATTATTCTCTAAGCCCTCGATCCAACTTTGTAAATAAGCGTAATGGTTCTCAACTTCAGTATCATTTTCAATTTCAAGGTATTTATCGAAAAAGCAAGAACCTAATTCAGCAACAAGTTCCTCAAAGGCATAAGCGTTATTATTGAAGTCTTTTTTACTCTCTTTGATCTTAGTATGGCGACCTGTTCGTTTATCGTGCCCTGTCCAATGGATAATCTCGTGCGATAAGGTCGTGTAATAAGCCGATGCAGATTCAAATCGTCCTTTAGGTGGCATTTGCACATAACCCATATCC